GACAAGTTAAAACGATAGATAGCGGAACAACTGTAACATTAGAAGAAAATGCAAGAACAGAAGTAAACAGTTCTGATGATGTAGCGTTCTATACAAGAGAAAAACATTATATGTTTAATAAAGCACTATCTCATAATAGATTTATAACTTCTTGCAGTGATTTAAGCGGTGCTTCTGGAAAGGGTTTATTTTTTGATAGTGGAGTAGTTATTAATTCTGATGGTTCTGAAGGTTCTACTTTAATTAATACTTCTTCGGTAAATACTCCCAAATCAATAGGGTATCATTTGGATAATGTTATGAAAGTTGACAGAAGTAATTATGAAAGTCAATTTACTCAGCACTTATCAGAAAAAAATGATGGTTTTTTTCAAGCAAGATTACATAATAATGCTTCTTCAAGAACATATACAGATATAGATACAGTAAACACATTATTAGATTTCAATATTTTAGGAATAACAACAGAAGAAAAAATAAGCATAATAGAAATAGCACCACACTTGCCGCTTACTTTAGGAAGAGTAGATATTAATTATGCTAACACATTAAATACTATTTTTAATAGTGATTTATTAGGAACAACATCAACTGCTACTACATCAAAATCATATATTCGAGTATCTAATTCAGATACTACTGCTTTATCTTCTACAAGTGCTGAAAGAAAACACTACGGAAAACCTGTTTATGCAGGTGAAGATGGAGAAGAAATTTTCATAGGATTTTTTGTGAATGCTTTTTTGGGTAATAGCAGTACAAGTGCAAGCGACCCGACTAGCGACATTGTAATAGCGTTAGATAGAAAGGTAACTATTGGTTCAAGCGTTAAAGTAAAAATATTAGTAGAAAGTACTGATATAGGTACTGCAAAAACCACACATGAATTAAATCTATTAAACGGAGGGCATCTACATAGCGGTAAAGTTATTTCTTTATTGAGTCCTCATATATCTTCTTCAACAGTCAATAAAACTTGTGTATTTGACTATCCTTTAGTTAGCCATTACTCTTCTGATTCTACTGTTAACGCATTTAGTTATAGTGAAAAGTATGGTTCGTCCTATTACAGAATAATTAATTTAGAGAAAGGAAACTACAATAAAATAGAATTACCTGTTTCGGGAACTACCGTCGAGTCTAAAAATTACTACGCTGATATTCCGAGTAAAATTAAATACTATGCTTCTGCATTTAAGCCGCCACCAATGGCCGCAAAATATTCTTCGGCGTATTATGATGTAAAGGTAAGAGTTAATAAAACTGACACAAATACAGAAATACACCCTCTTGTAGAGTCAAGAGGTTTTAATCCCGTTTCAGGCTCTAAGTTTTGGGATAGTACGATACACAAGAAAAATGGCACCTTTGAAGCCGTATATTTGCCACCTGCACCAAAAACACATGATGCTAATGAGGTTTTAAAAAGGACTGGTGGTGATTGGAGTGGTAGGCCTTGGAAAATAAAAGACACATTAAACTTAATAGACCCTAAAGTGGCAAGAATGTTTTTATTTTGTAATTCTGATTTATTACCTTATTCTTCAGAAAGATATGATAGTTTAATGTATAGCGGGCAAACAAGAGATGTTACTAATTATAATTTAATGCTACTAAAAGACCCAAGCAGTGACGGTACTTTTGAACCAAAAGATGCAATAAACGGAACTACGAGAATAACACAAAATGATTCCGATTATCTATCTCTAAACATAAAATCGGGCTCTAAAACATTAAGCGATTTGAAAAGATTCTCTTTAATGCGTTTAACTGAAGTAGTTTATGACTGGTCTTTTAATCAGATAGACCCCGAAAATGTTATTTCTGAAGAAAAGGTAATACCCAAAATAGTTCCTTATGATAATACTATTGTTGCAAGTGGTGTTAATATAACAGGTATTAGCGGTAAGGTAATAACATTAAGTGCTGATGCTTCAAGTTTCATAGTTTTTCAACAGTCCATAATTGTTGATTCAAAAGGAAGATTTATGGGTCAGGTAGATACCCGTACAACAAGTGCGCCCTTTACGATAACTTGTTTTGATGAAGTAATAAAAACAAACAGTGATGCTTACTATACGGGGCAGTTGTATTATATTGCTCAAAAGGATGCAAGTATAAGTGACCCTCTTCATGGAAGAGGCAAAGAAAAATCGTTTAAAGGTAATGAAGAGATTCATATGCTTAAAGCAGTTATTTGTAATGGGGTAGATGGTGCTAAGTTTGGTAATTCGGGGTCTGATATTGAGAGTCTTGCTAATGCTGACTTAGATAACATTTCGGGAAGTACCAATAGTGAAAGAAGCGACTATAACATATTTTTGCCTCCAACATTTAATGACAATAATATTGTAGACGCTAGTTCGGCCTACGGTTTTTATAATTCAAGAATATTGAAATTAATAGGTGATATGTCGGCATCTAATTCTTCTGCGAGTATTGCCGCAAGCGATACATTATACAAAGGAATGCTACCAATCTTCTTCAAAGGATTTAGTATAGAAGAAGGAAAAGCATCTTTTGAAGAGGGTATGGTTGGGGCATACATTAAATCAACAGGGCTTTTAGATGGTTTAAGTGAGTGTAATAGTGTTGTTGCAAGTTGCGGGACAGCCTTTAATGCGTTTGAAAATAAACAATCATCTGCTACTTATTCTAACGAAGATGCTGGTGGTGTTTTAATGGGCTTTAAGCCAAGATTATACATAGATTCAGTAGAGGTAAATGATGTTGCCTTTAATAAAACAGTAGGAAATAGAACCATTTATAGATATAACATACCAATAGGAACAGGAAGAACAGTTAGTAAAGTAGGCGGTAGTGATAATGGTGGAGATGTATATAGAACATGGCTAACTATGGTTGACTTAACCGGCTGTTATTTAATATCAGAAAATAGTCAAGTACAACCTGTTTCTGATGGTGGCCTAAGAAACTCAATTAATCCAGTACCATTCATTGATGCACAATCCATAAGTGGAGTTGTACCGAGTCTAGTCTATGTATTATCACACGAAGTTGATACCACCAACACTACTGAAACACACATAATAACTGTAGACCATTCATTAGCATCAGGATTTTATAGAATTATGCAACCTAATCATACTTGCTTTTATGATTATTCTCCCAAAGAAATAATATTAAATGAGGTTTCTCCTAAATATACTAAAAAACCATTCAGTGATGAAATGTATTCGGCTCATAGTACATGGGCTATTAGGGATGGATATACGGGGCCAAGAGGCGATAGAGCAACAACAGGAACAGGAGAAGGGATTCTTTCTATGTATGTAGCAATAGATATAGATGCACAAAGCGATAGTAGTTTAGTAGTATTAAGAGATGTAACTAAAATGTCCTCTCTATTAGACCAAACAAGTTATTCTATGGTTATTTCAGATGGTGAAAACACTATTAAAAGCGCATTAAATTATTCAGTAGATGATGTTAATACTAACTTAAAATTCAGCGAAATAAAAGAAATGTTAGGTGTTGTTTCTATTTCTGAAATAATGACTTTAACTGTTGATAATCCTAGTAATACAATATTGTCGGATTATAAGAGAGGCTTGATTGGTAGCGTTGTCAATGTTTGTAGCGAAGCAGATACTCTAATTAATACTCTATTAGAAGAAAACGATATAGTTTTCGATAATACAGAAAACACTACCGATTCAGTATTCTTAGCACCTAATTTTCAAGAAACAGATTTAATGACGGCAATTAATTATGTGGCAGAAAGAAAGGATAAAACATTTATTTTTGAAAATGGTACTTTTAAAATCAAAGATAAGAACGATACCGATTTTAAAACAGGTTATTTTATTAATGATGTTGGAGATGTAGAATTATATGGTTATGATAAAGAAGAAGATATGCTTAATTTTTATAATGAAATAGTAGTGAATGGTAAAAGACATAAATCAAGAAGAAAAAATGACACAAGCATTAAATCAATAGGAAGAAAATCTTTAGTAATTTATGATACAAAACTCACAACAAAGGATGAAGTAGACCAAAAGGCAAACTCTTTACTTTCTTTGCATACTTCTGAAAATACAATGATAACAATTGAAATAGGGCATAAAAATATTTCTCAAGTAAAATCAGGAGATATTGTTGAATTAGAAATAAGTAGAGAAGATATTCCAAGAAACGCCTATATAGTATTACAGATAAAACACCTTCTTACAGGCAATATGGAAGTTCAATTAGGAAGATATAGTCTAAACATAGAAGATAGATTAGCAGATTTAGCCATCTCTATAAAAGACATAAATGCAAATAATTCACAGACTGAAGATGAATCTACACTAACACATACTGAAATAGACCAAGTAAAAATAAAACCTGTTAGATTAGTAGTCAGAGAAAGAAAGAGTAACGGAGGACTTGTGTTTGGATTTGGGGCAACTCTAAATACCAACAGTCGCCCATTAGGATTCGGGCAAAGCATCGGTGTGACCCACACAACATTATTGGAGGAAGAGTATTGATTACAGATAAGTTCAAGTCATTAATTGCAGACCAATTAGTTTCTCTGCTGGTTAATGGAAGAGTAGGTCAAGGAGGAAACTCAACAAGCCCCTCTGCTACTGATTTAGATGTGGATATAGGTGCAAGCGATTCAGCATACACTACATCAGCAATCAAATCCGGTGAGAATACCGTTGAATATAGCGTTAAAATAGCAGGGTCAAATACTAACTTAAACGGTAAAAGCGTTAGGGAAGCGGCATTTTTTGATTCAAATAACAATATGTTGGCAAGATTAAATTTTGATGCGATAGGCCCAATAGCCAATACAAGTGATTTAGAGATTTTCTTTATTTTGGAGTTTGAGTGATATGGCAATAGAAAATCCACATAATTATAGTACTACTTCGGGCACTACCCCGACTACGCAAATTACTGATGATGTTGATTATCCACATACAGGATTAATTAAATCTTTAAGTCAAGGTATTAGAGGAAACTATGCAATTAAAGGCAGTGCTACTGATTTTGATATTACTTTTGCTGATGGTGGTTCCTTTACTACTATTGCAGTAACAACAGGTAAAGCATATAGAGATGGTAAATTAGTAACAATTACTGCTTTAAGTGCTACTCCTATGAATACTTCCTACAACCCCGGTACGGGCGCAGTGGATATTACGCCTGTTGCGAATAATGTCTATTTAATACTTGTTGCTAAATCAGATAATACTATGGTATTAAGAGGCTCTAATGCAGTTACAAATAGAATACCTGATTTTGTTGATGGTGATATTCCTATTGCCATCATTAAAGTTATAGGGGGTTCTGCTGATAATTCTGCGGCTACTTCTGATAGATTGGTTCAATTCTTAACTACAAGTAAAGTCACTAATGAAGTAAGTATTGGCTATGATAATTCTGGCTACACCGAATCAGGTAAAATAACAGGCGATAACAACAGTATTGATATTAGTTCTACTATTACTAACGCTGATATTAACTTAACGCCAAACGGACAAGGAGATGTAAAGTTAGGAACGCTCAAGATTGATGGCGACCAAACAGTAGGTTCGGGTCAAGATGGTTATGTATTAACTTATACTCATTCTAATGGTAAAGCGGCTTTAGCGGCTGCAAGTGGAGGAAGTGGTCTAACTTATGGTGTATGGGAGTTAAGAAGTGATAAAACTAATTTTGATAAAGACACCGCTAATACGCATGATGCAGATGATTCTGATTCAGCGTATCTTAGAACAGGGAATCTAACAGGTTTTTCAAATGGAACATTTACTGCTACTGCTTCAACGGCGGG